TACCCATCATATCTTCTTCCATAGGATACCTCGTGGTTAAAATCTGATATTAACACAAAAAGATGAAATGTGTTAAATATGTTTTTTGTTTGTATGAGTTATTAACCTTGTGTGTATATATACTGCGTAGCACGATTTTGTGTCCCACACCCTCCTCAGATGGCATACCGACCTGCTTTTTGTGATCCTAAAAGAATCCTAGACATAAAAAAAGGGAGCATAAAACTCCCTTAATCTTCCGATTAATTACTATTTGTTTAACTTATCATAAAACTCTTTACGCAATATTGATAATTGATGTGCATAGTGTGTAACATTTATACCTGTCTCATCTGCATACTTGTATAGTCTGTAGATTATTTTTTCAATCTTGTCGCAATAATAGTCTGCACTTTTTTTCATTAGTTTAACCCCTCTTCATCAATAAAAAATTTTACATGAACAAATCCACCTTGCATACTTGTAATGGTATATCTGAACTTGCCTGGGCAACTCTCAAGCCACTCCAAAAATGACTTGAGATTCTGCACTTGAATAGTAGCACTCATTAATTGACCTCCAACGGTGGTCTCATATCATCTACATATGTTTCTTGTAGCTGTCGCATTTCTGCATGAACTCCTCCACCTTGAATGACATGAACGCCATTGATGATTAGGCTTTGGCAATCAGTCTCTATGGCTTTGCCAACGACCTGTGTGCCAGTCTCATCGTATAAGTTTATTTCTATCTTCATAATAACCTCCTAATGGTTTTGTTTAAA